GCAAACGAAACTCAGTATAATCCAAGCTGGGCAAAAAGCAGTTGAGGAGTTAATCAAGGTAGCTAAAGAAGCTATTGTAGATTCAGATGATGATATATCAGCTGATAGACTCAAGAACGCTGCCGCTACAAAAAAGCTAGCAATATTCGATGCGTTTGAAATACTCAACCGTATTGAAGAAGAAAAAGCTATGCTTGAAGACGGTAAGAAAGAAACTAAAGAGAAAAGCTTTAAAGGTTTTGCAGAAGGAAGGTCTAAGTAATGTACGAACAAACTTTAGTTAAAACACTTACAGATCACATCAAACCTGCTATTGTAAAAAAGAACAATAGATACAAGAAATGGAAATATGGTTATGATGCAGAGCATGATATAGTTATCATAAGCAGAGACGGTACGCTAGGAGAAGTTATTGAAATACAAAACCTAGTTATTGGACTTCCACAGTCGCCGGAAAATGTTTATGAAAACAAAGATAAGATGTGGAAACGTATACCATATCCTAAAGATCTTGAAAAAATTAAAAGTGTATTTGACTGGAATAAATATCCAGCTACATTTAAAGAAAAGTATTATGACTATATCGATGAAGAGTTTAATCGTCGTGAAAAAGGTTTTTGGTTCGTTAATAAAGATAAGCCTACTTATGTTACTGGCTCTCACTACATGTACTTGCAGTGGAGTAAAATTGATGTTGGGGCAGCAGACTATAGGGAATCAAACAGATTATTCTTTATATTCTGGGAAGCTTGCAAAGCAGACCAAAGATGTTATGGTATGTGCTACCTCAAAAACAGACGGTCTGGTTTTTCGTTCATGGCATCAGGTGAAACTGTTAACCAAGCTACAATATCAAGCGACGCAAGATTCGGTATATTGTCAAAGTCTGGTGCTGATGCCAAAAAAATGTTTACCGACAAGGTAGTACCAATATCAGTTAACTACCCTTTCTTTTTTAAACCAATACAAGACGGTATGGACCGTCCAAAAACAGAGTTAGCGTATAGAGTACCAGCGTCTAAATTAACAAGACGTAANCTTGATGCAGGCGAGGTTGATGAAGATATTGAAGGACTTGATACAACTATTGACTGGAAAAATACAGGTGATAACAGCTATGATGGTGAAAAACTAAAGCTATTAGTACACGATGAATCTGGTAAGTGGGAAAGACCTGATAACATATTAAACAACTGGAGAGTTACTAAAACAACGTTAAGACTTGGTTCTAGAATTGTTGGTAAGTGTATGATGGGTTCAACATCTAATGCACTTGAAAAAGGTGGTGGAAACTTTAAAAAATTATACTATGCTTCAGACGTTACACAAAGAAACCGCAATGGACAGACTAGCTCAGGATTATATTCTTTGTTCATACCTATGGAGTGGAATTACGAAGGATTCATTGATGCTTATGGATTACCTGTATTCGATCCGCCAAAAGACGAAGTCAAAGATCCGCATGGTGAGTTAATAATTACAGGTGTTATTGAGCACTGGGAAAACGAAGTTGATGGTTTAAANAGCGATCAAGATGGTTTAAACGAATACTATCGTCAGTTTCCTAGAACAGANAAACATGCTTTCAGAGATGAAGCAAAAGAATCTTTATTTAATCTAACTAAGATATACGAGCAAATAGATTATAATGAAGATGTTAAAAACAAATCACTAGTTACGCGTGGTAGTTTTCAGTGGGAAGGAGAGAAACAAGATACTATAGTAAGGTTTGTTCCAAACAATAATGGAAGATTCTTAGTATCGTGGGTGCCACCTGCAAACTTACAAAATCGTGTGATAGTAAAGAATGGAGCGAAATATCCAGGTAATGAGCACATAGGTGCTTTTGGATGTGACTCATATGATATATCAGGTACAGTAGATAAGAAAGGTTCTAAAGGATCACTGAGTGGTCTTACAAAGTTTAGCATGGAAAATGCTCCAGCTAATATGTTTTTCTTAGAATACATTGCAAGACCTGAAACAGCCGAGATATTCTTTGAAGATGTACTCATGGCATTACACTTTTATGGTATGCCAATACTCGCGGAGAATAACAAACCAAGGCTTCTGTATTATTTAAAACGTAGAGGGTATAGAAACTTCTCTATGAATAGACCGGATAAAGTTTATAACAAACTATCCGTAACAGAAAAAGATATTGGCGGAATACCAAACTCGTCAGAAGATATTAAACAAGCACACGCTGCTGCTATTGAATCTTATATTGAAGATTACGTTGGGATAACTAATGATGGTTATGGCCAGATGTATTTCCAAAGAACACTGGAAGACTGGGGTAAATTTAATATAAACAATAGAACAAAGCATGATGCTTCTATTAGTTCTGGTTTAGCTATAATGGCTTGTAATAAAAATAAATACACACCAGTCTATAGACAACAAAAACAAGCTGTACAGTTAGGTTTTAAAAAATATAACAACGCAGGCGATATTTCAAAAATAATAAAATAGATGGTTTACACTAATGTTAATAGCTCTTTCCCAAGTCAGGTAGTACCGGACGCAGAAAAGTCAACAATGGAATATGGCTACGCTGTAGGTAGAGCTATAGAGAACGAATGGTTCAGAGGTGATCGAGGCTTAGGCGCTGGTGGTCGTTTTGGAAACAACTGGCAGTACTTTCATAATTTAAGATTGTACGCAAGAGGTGAACAGTCTGTGCAAAAATACAAAGATGAATTATCTGTTAATGGTGATTTATCTTATTTAAATTTAGACTGGAAACCTGTAGCTACACTATCTAAGTTTGTTGATATTGTAGTTAACGGTATGACTGATAAAGGTTATAAAATTAAATCTTACGCTACAGATCCTTTTGCTGTAAAACAAAGAACACAACACGCTACGGCTATAGCTCAAGACGCGTTTGCAGCTGATTTAATAAAGCAATCTGAGCAAAACTTAGGGGTTAGTTTAAAAAGATCTAATGTACCAGAAGATCAATTACCTAAAAGTAAAGAGGAGTTGGAGCTTCACATGCAGCTTTCTTATAAGCAAGCTATAGAAATAGCAGAAGAAGAGCTCATTGAAAATGTTTTTGATTATAACAAATACGAAGAAATTAAAAAACGTGTAGCTTATGATTTAACTGTTTTAGGTATTGGTGCTACTAAAACTGATTTCAACTTAGCTAATGGTATTACAACTCATTACGTAGATCCAACAAATCTTGTTTATTCATACACTGAAGATCCAAACTTTGAAGATATATACTACGTTGGCGAAGTTAAATCAATGAGTTTGCAAGAAGTTAAAAAGTTATTTCCTTACTTAACTGATGCAGATCTTTCAGAAATAGAAAAATATCCAGGTGATGTTAACTATACTAGAGGTTATTACGGTATAGATGATGATTACAACAATGTTCAAGTTTTATTTTTTGAATACAAGACTTACAATAATCAAGTATTTAAAATAAAAGAAACAGATCAAGGTCTTGAAAAAGCTCTTGAAAAAGATGACTCATTTAATCCACCTGAAGATGCTGAGAACTATAATAAAGTTCATAGAGCAATAGAAGTTTTATACAGCGGCGCTAAAATACTAGGGTTTGAAAAAATGCTTAAGTGGGAACTTGCTGAAAACATGACAAGACCTTACAGTGATCAAACTAAAGTAGAAATGAATTATACTATCTCTGCGCCTAGAATGTATAAGGGTCGTATAGAAAGTTTGGTAAGTAAGTGTATTGGGTTTGCTGATATGATTCAGCTTACGCATTTAAAAATACAACAAGTGCTAGCCCGCATGGTACCAGATGGTGTTTTCGTGGATGTTGATGGTTTAGCAGAAGTCGACCTTGGTAACGGAACTACATACAATGCTCAAGAAGCTTTGAACATGTATTTCCAAACTGGTAGTATTGTAGGTAGGAGCTTAACTCAAGATGGTGATCCTAACGGAGGTAAAGTACCCATTCAAGAGTTACAAACCTCCTCTGGCATGGCTAAGATACAAGCGCTTGTGCAAACATATCAGTATTATCTACAGATGATACGTGACGTGACCGGACTTAACGAAGCTAGAGATGGTAGTCAACCATCAAATGATTCACTTGTAGGTTTACAAAAACTAGCGGCTGCAGCATCTAACACGGCTACTAAGCATATACTACAGTCTTTAATGTATATAACAGTTAGAACCGCTGAGAATATTAGTCTTCGCGCTGCTGATGCTTTGAGTTTTCCATTGCTTAAAAACGCACTTATGAATAGCATAAGTACATTTAATGTTGATACGTTAAAGCAGATACAGAATTTAAATATGCATGAGTTTGGTATATTCTTAGAATTAGAACCTGAAGAAGAAGACAAGCAAATGTTAGAGCGTAACATACAAATAGCTTTGCAAAACGGAGGTATTGATCTTGAAGATGTAATAGATATTAGAGAGATATCTAATATTAAACTTGCTAACCAAATGCTTAAAATAAAACGTAAGCACAAGCAAGAACGCGATCAGCAAATTGCTCAAGCTAATATACAAGCTCAAGCGCAAGCAAATGCTCAAGCAGCTGAAAAAGCAGCTTTAGCAGAAATGCAAAAGCAACAAGCTCTCACTGAAACTAAATTACAACTAGAGCAGGGTAAGTCTCAGTTTGAAATACAACGTATGCAAACAGAAGCTCAAATAAAAAGAGAGCTTATGGCTGAAAAGTTTAATTACGATATGCAGCTAGCTAGATTAGAAGTTGACGCACAAAAAGAAAAAGAAGATAAGATAGAAGATCGTAAAGACGAACGTGCTAGAATTATAGGTACACAACAATCAGAAATGATATCACAACGAAAAAACGATGAACTACCTAAAAACTTTGAATCAACTAGTTTTGATTCACTTGGAGGATTTGGACTAGAATAGTTTGAACCTCGTTAAAAATAAACTTTATTAATTTTTATTATATTATATTATGTCAGAAGTAGCAACAAAACAAGAG